GAGAAAGTCACGCTATCGGACAACATCTCGTCTGCACATCCGCAGACATGTTGTCCGATAGCGTGACTTTCTCTATGCCGTACTCCAGCTCCGTATACTCCCCGCCGGTCGTTGCCTCGGTCGTGCTGAGAAGCTTCGCCGTAACGATGTCGCCGGACGAAAGCAGTGGGACATACTCCAGCTGGTGCGTGTTCGCGCCGATCGACAGATTGCACTGGATCAGATTCCCGATGTCAGCCGGGCATACGAACGCGACCAGCTTGTTTGCCGCGTAGGTCCAGCCGCTCGGCATAGTCAGCGTAAAGGTTCCGATATTGTTCAGCTCGGCGTAAGATACAGCAGTCGCCTTCGTTGCGTTGTAAGCAACGCTCGAGATCGTTTTCTCATACACGTATTCACCGGATCCAAATGCTTCAGCGCTCCCGGATCCCTTCCACTTGATGAGCTGCGTCTCTCCGTTCGCGATCAGCAGGTAGTCTGTGCTTCCGATCCGGCATTCCATGAAGTCCCAGTTCGTGGATGTAATATGTGTGCTCGCCGGGAGGATTGATGTGTAGTCGAAGATTTTCGTCCATGCGGATCCGGTCCAGGCATACACATCGTCTCCGGTACAGACAATGAACAAATCATTCTGCAGCCGGTGCCAGTAGTACATGCGCCAGATTGTACCGCTGCCGGGAACCTTGGTCGAGATATGCTTGGCATATCCCATTCCGACAGTCAGATTTCCGTCCTCCGTGTCCATGTTCGCGCAATCCACTGTGAATCCCGGAGGAAGTTTGTTTTCCGACACAGCCTGATTCAGGCCGAGGAATGAATCGATTACGTAGGAATGGATCATCAGAACCACCCCGCATTTTTGATCTGGTAGGTGTTCACCTCACCACGATTCTTCCTGGCATCCATCAGGCCCTGATAATATGTCTGGTAGAACATGTCAGACCTCCGCTGCATCGTTGGATCCGCTGTCATGTGCTCCCTGTATACGACATACGGGACAAGCAGTCTCTGCAGCTGTTCCGGAATCCCCGGCGTGTCGATATCCTCCTCCATGTCGGTTGGAAGATACCGGTACTGAACGGATACCGGACCATCAACGCCTACGTTGATATGATCGGAATCCGTACCCTCGTTGAACGTAAGATCGGATCCGTTCTGCTTAACGTTGACAACCTTTACGCATTCCTTGGACAGGTCTTTGATATCGATCTGACTGTCTACCGCTGTAATCGTTTCAGTCTCTCTGAGCTGCAGGAAAACAGCGATATCTTTTGCTCCATCATTAGCAAACAGGGTCAGCTTGTTCCTCCAGATTTCCATTGACTGGGCGTCTGTAGACCTGCCCATGGTTATAAGCGCCTTGGTAATGATCGATATCAATGTCATAGAATCACCTCATTACATAGAACCGAGATTGATATGGTCCTCCAGGGCCTTCTCATGCTGTGCCTTGATCCGCTGCATCTTTGTTGAGTTTTCGATCAGCTTTGCCAACGGCTCCGGCACTTCGATCATTTCGCCGCGTGGGAACTTGTAGTCAACGCCATTGATGCAACCGCGCCACATCGGATCCTGAGGATCAGGCGCGATAAACACCAGAACCTTCGGAGCTGCCGCTATCTTTGCCCGGGTGCTGTTTTCAATCTCCCGAATACTGTTCTCAGATGCAACGGGTTCCTTGTTCTTGGTTGCCATAAATCAGTTATCCTCCATGCATTAAATTGGGGAGGCGTTAAAGCCTCCCCGGATTATTGGTTGCTTCTGTTAGGAAGCAGTTGCGCCATGCTCAATACGGACGATCCAGTCGCCGTTGAGGATCTTGGCGGTGTACGCATCGACTTTGGCCGCAACCGTGCAGCGCTGGTCGAGCGGATCAGCAGTACCGGCAGAGCCGGGTGCCTTGATGATGGTGTGCAGGTTTCCGCCGCCTTCGATATCGATCGTGCCGTAAGCATCACGACCAAAGACGAGCGTAGCCTGGACATCGGTTCCGGCCTTCGTGCTTGCATCGCAGGCGCCTGCATCCTCGGAGTAGACGATCGCATCAGCGGTCAGAGAGGCCGCAGCAGACAGTTTGACCGTCTTGGTCGCCGGAGTGTAGGAGCTGGAAGAAGCGAGCGTGTACTCGGTGGATCCGATCTTGATCTTGTTGCCGCCGGTGGAGAGATACGCGACCTCTTCGTCCGTCGGGTCGTTCTTCAGCACGAAGTCGGTGCTGGAAGAAGTGTTCGCATTAACCTTGTTGAGAACAGCCTGCTTGAAGATCTTGGCTTCGGTGGACTCAACCACAACGACGCCGAAGATTCTTCCGATCTCGCCGCTGTAGATCTGTTCAGCATTGGAATACTGGGACACGTTCTGCCAGACGGAATCGCTCTGGAGGTCAAACACGGAATCCGGAGAGCAGATCGCGATATAGTGATCGCGTCCGCCTGCACGGCTGAACTGCTTGGCCTTCTTCTTCTTCAGCGTACGGACCGCACGACGGAACTCAGTAGTCGTGAGCTTGTCCGTAGCCGCAATGGTGATACGGGCTGTGTTGGATCCAGCGTACTGGACGTTGGTTCCGGAACACATCTCGTCACGGGTGACCCACTCAATCGCCGTTCCGACCTGCTCGCCGAGCATATCGGTAGCGCCCTCCATGACATCGTCATAGGAAGAGGTCTTGAGGAGGTCGGAAACCTCGACATACGCGCCGTACTGCTTGACGGTCGCTGTCACGTTGGACTGCGCGAGGTCCTGACCAGCCGGGGTCACACCTTCGGTAAGGCCCGGAGTAACAAGTTTCGGATCGAACAGCGTCCAGCGACGGAATTCTACCGTCTTGCCGTTGTTCTTGGGGATGTGGCGCTTCTGGCCATAATTCGCATGGACGAACTTCGTCTTAGCGTTTTCAAGAAGATTGCGGTCATAATACGTCTTGTTGAGGTACGTAGTTGCCGCAGTAGAAGTTGTGGTATTCGTAGCCATCTATCTAATATCCTTTCATCGAAATTTCTGCCGCCTCTCTTTCTCTTTCAGGAAGTCTTCCCTGCTGACCTGCGTCCAGTCCGTCTTGGGTGTGACCGGCTGCTGTGGCCTGATAGACTGCGGGATTGCCTGTCTGGCCTTAAGCTTCTCTGCCACATCCTGTTTCGCCTGACTGGCTTTACGTTCAGCTGTCCATACCCGGATAGCGGCTTCCGCCGGCATCTCCTGCAGCATCTTCAGGAAGGATTCATCCTGATAAGCTGCCTGCTCATCAAACCCTTCCGGTTTCGGTGCTGAATGGACATCTGCTACGATCCGATCAATCTCTGACTGTACATTGACGGCCTGCTGTGCGAATTGTTTTGCTTCCCGTCCGTAGATCTTTCTGGCCGTGCCGATCGAGACGTTATCGCGCTTGGCCATAGCTTCCATGAAGTTATCGGTAGCCATCTTAATGGCCTCTTCTTCTGAAAGCCCTTTCTGCGTCATCAGGTCATCAGCCATGAGCTTTCCAAGATACCTGTATGGATCGTCGCTGAGCTTCTGCTCGTACTCTTTCCGTGCCTGTTCACGTATCCTGTGCTTCTCCAGACCGATTGCCCGATTGACCTTGTCCTGATCCGTTTGCTGGGCGTCGACCCCTTCAGCAGATTCCTCCGCCTCGACCGTTTGCTCGTCGGATGCCTGCACTTCTTCGCCTGCAGGCTCAGCATTGCCCTCGTCGACAGAACTTGAATCTTCGGGTCCGAATGCGAACACATTCGCCGGTGCCGGAGATTCGGTTACGACCGTTTCTTCCATGTGTCCTCCGTTACTGAACTGCCGTTACGGGCGCAGACCCCGATATATCCACCGCATTTGCCGGCCCTCCCGGCTGCGGAAGATTCGCTATTTCCTGATCAAGCGCTGCCTGTTCCTGCTCTGCCTGCATCATGGTCATCTCCTCCGGAGACGGTCCCTGCTGCATAGTCCTCATCAGAAGCTGTTCCTTACCCTCGAATACCATCAGCTCAAGCGCCTGCGCCGGCTGAATGACACCCATCTGAACCATCTGCAGGATCAGCTCGTTGTGTGCTGTCGTTGTGAATTTGTTCTCTCTCTCAACCTTGATGCTGATCATGAACTCAATCGGCACTTCGTTACCAAGCGCAGACTGGCGTTCCATAATCGCCGACTCGAATGTAGCCGTCACCTGCTGGCCGTTGATCGTCAGAAGGACTTCCCTCGGCAACACGTTGAATTCACGCTCGAATTCTGTTTCGTACCGGACGCAGGTCTTGTAGTCCTCCCAGATCGACATGGCAATCATTCTGGTACGCTTGGAAGACATCTCCTGCAGTGCTGCAATCGCGGATGCAGCCGTTACACCGGACGCCGTGTTACCTCTGGAGAAGTCGTTCGCGCCGCTCTCCTCTTTTAGTGTCTGCCTCATAGCCTGAGGCTCACCGACGACATAGTTCGGCAGAGGCGGCTGCGGCATCCATTTCACGCCTTCCAGCTGTCCACCCACATGTACGTCCTTGCTCCAGTCCATGAGATCCGATGCATCAAAATCGGACTGCTTCGTAATCAGTAGTTTGTTTCTGGCTGCCAGGGCAAAATTCTTCAGTTTGATCTGGTCGATCTTGTCGCTGTATTTCTGGATATCCCCGAACAGATCCGGGATCCCGTAACCAAGGCAGCTGTTCTTCCGTCGGAAGAGTGGTGTAACCACAAACGGATAAACTCCCATGCTGAAATATCCGTCCGGCTTCTCGTCTCTGGAATCTGCGAGCAGCTGACGTCCGGCCATCTGTGCCATGTGTACCGCCCAGTGTCCTGTATCGCCCTCCTGGATCCACTCCTTGAACCAGAACTCAATCATTAGGATTGATTTCGTGTTGTCGTATGTCAGCTCGGTATCCTCTTTCAGATTGAACGTATCTGCCGCAAACTGACCGGCATGCTCCGGATACCTTGAATTCAAATACTCGACTGTCTGAGGCATGATCTTGAACACGCCTCTGCCCAGCTGCAGATCTGTCACCTGCGGATCAAACAGAATATTGTGGCCGTTCACATAACGGATGAATGCAGCGCCTGTGTTCCTGTTGGCTGTTGCGTCATATCCGACTTCCTGGACGCCGTAACCGCCTACCAGAATGTCATGGACATACATCATGTATTCCTTCCGGTAATTCGCCGCGTCATGGTTCTGCCTGATCAGCGCTCCAACAATATCCGCCACGACCTGATCCTCCGGAGATTCAGGCTGGACGATCGCCTGCGGATAGTTGTCGGCAAGATCGGCCTTCATGTTTTCAATCGTGCTGTTTATGACCGGCGTCATAGGCTTGGGCAGATCACTGTCCTCAGACTGCATGTCTTCCCAGTGCTGGCCCAAATAGAACCGCTCGTTCTTTTCCAAACGGGACCATTCCGTTTCGTATGCATTCTTGAATTCGCCAAACAGCGTATATGCCGCGC